TTAATGCTTTGGTCAAAGCAGTTTCATAGTGTATTGGATCTAATTCTACATCCACCATTCCTCCGCCAAGAAAAGCGTTTACATAATCAAATACCTGTTGTTTTTGTGTAGTTAAATTTGCGTCAGACATATCTTTCTCCAATAGTATTTATCAGCTAAATATAAGTATGCCACGTATCAGTTTATATAGACCAGAAAAAAGCCAAGACTATGATTTCATGGATGCTATCATCTTTGAACAATTCACTGTTGGCGGAACAGATTTACATATTCACAAATATTTAGGACCAAAAAATACCACAGGTGACAATGCAACAGCAGAACAACCTACGTATGATGCAGTCAAAGAAACCAACATACAAGATTTGTTGTTTTTAGAAAACCGTGATAGAAAATACGATGAAGAAATTTACACTATACGTGGACACTATAATTTACAAGATACAGATTTTAATTTATCACAATTTGGATTATTTTTACAAAACGATACAATTTTTATGACAGTACACATTAATAGCAGTGTAAAAACCATTGGTAGGAAACTTATGGCAGGCGATGTTATTGAATTGCCTCATATGAAAGAAGAATACGCTGCAAATGATTTTAGTGTTGCAATGAAGCGTTTTTATGTAATAGATGAAATTACAAGAGCAGCAGAAGGCTATTCTCAAACATGGTATCCTCATTTATACAGATTAAAATTAAAACAGATTATGGATAGTCAAGAATACAAAGATATTTTAGATCTACCAGCAGAAGACGATGCTGGCAATACATTGCGTGATGTACTAAGCACATACGAACGTGAAATGCAAATTAATAATGCTGTAATTGCACAAGCAGAAGAATATGCAAAAGCCAGTGGTTATGAAACTGCACATTTATACACTGTAAGTGTTTTAGAAAACGGTGAAGTTGCTATTGTATCGACAGATTATGATACATTATTAGCAGACGGAACAATTACTACTGATACTGTATTCCTGAGTCCGGGTGATACTGGATACAAAGGATATCTTGTAGGAGATGGATTTCCGCCAAACGGTGCTTTGTATGGTTCTGGCACAGGGTTTCCAAGTGATCCACAATTAGGAGATTATTTTTTGCGTGTAGATTTATTTCCAAACAGACTTTTTAGATACAGTGGCAACAGTTGGCAAAAAGTAGAAGATGCTGTAAGACAAACCCTAACACCTGATATAACAAGATCAACTCTAAAAGGAACATTTGTCAACAACGAAACAGTAAATAATATTGCTGGCGAAGATGTAAAAGAAAGACAAGCATTAAGCAAAGCATTAAAAGTTAAGGCAGACACCTAATGTTATTTTTTTACGATGGCCAAATACGTAGATACGTTACACAAATTGTAAGGGCTTTTAGTCATTTTAATTACCAAGATGGCGACGGTGATATAAAGCAGGTGCCTGTAATGTATGGTGATATTACGAGACAAGTTGCAAGTATAATAAGAGACAACAGTGAAAACAAATTGCCTAGCGCACCACGTATGGGTGTTTATATTACAAACTTACAAATGGACAGATCCAGGCTTAGCGACAGTAGTTTTGTAAACAAAATTAATTTAAGAGAACGTGCTGTTGATACCGAAACAGGCGAATATTTGAATGAGCAAGCAAAAGGTTATACTGTTGAACGTATACATCCTACACCATATACTTTAACAGTTAATGTGGATGTTTGGAGCACAAACACAGATCAAAAATTACAAATACTTGAACAAATATTCTTTTTGTTCAATCCTGATTTAGAATTTCAAACCACTGACAATTATGTAGATTGGACAAGTTTGAGTGTTCTAATGTTAGAAAATATTAATTTTAGTTCTCGAACAATACCAGTAGGAACAGAAACAGAAATTGATGTTGCAACATTGAGTTTTATAGCACCAATATATATTTCACCTCCTGCAAAAGTCAAAAAGCTAGGTGTCATAACAGATATTATTACAAGTGTGTTCAATAGTGAAGCAGGTACAATTAGCCTAGAAGGATTCAATCCACCTACTGATGGTAAAGCATTTGCAGCAAGCGGAACAACAGTTTTACCCGATGGTACTGTAGTTGATGAAAAAGGTGCAGCTCTTACAGTATCTAGCGGTAGCGGCAGACTTGATTTATCTAACCCTGTTGTTGCAAGTTATAGAAATTTTGATATAACTGTTAACGATTCAATAGCTCAACTAGTGTTAAGTGGCAAACTACGAGTAGGCGAAATAAGTTGGCAAAATGTTTTTGAAGCAGAAGCACCTGCAAAGTTTCAACCCGGCATAAGTCAAATAAGATTGTATAGGGCAGAGTTGCTCAATCCTATTGTTGGAACAATTAACTATGCCAATCCTCCAGATAAATTTGATTTGCGTATTACATATGATCCAGATACACTACCAAGCGACACATTAATATCAACCAGCACAACTACAAGAGGCAGTATTGATGGTATAGTTAATCCTATAAGATATCGTCCTGATGCTGACAAAGTAGCAAGAGGTGCAGGATTGCGTTATTTGTTTACAGGTCCAATTGGCGGTAGTGTAGAACGTAAATTTACAGTTACAGAAAAAACTTCACGTATTGATACAGATGTTAACAGCAGTATTGTATATAGGCATACTGTTCTTGTTGATGGGTTAGAAGTAGCTACAACAAATAGAACAATAGACGAAAAATATGTTATTGATTTTGTAACTACACCGGATATCGGTTCAACAGTTAGATATGAATTAGAACTTAATGAAGACGGTGCTGATGCATGGAAAAGCACAGGAGGCGATGATTTCATTGCAGACACAAATGATATTGTTGAGTGGGACGGCACTAAGTGGAATATAATTTTTGATGCAAGTGATACAAGCACACTCACATATCTTACAAATGTCAACACAGGTCAACAAGTATATTGGAATAACTATTATTGGCAGGCAAGTGTTGATGGTTACTATCCAAGAGGCACTTGGGAACTAGTAATTTAACATATATATTTTATGGACTCAATTATATGTAGTGGCGCATTATTTTATGCATTAGACACTAAACGTTTTCTTTTATTACACAGAGCTAACGGTAGAAAAAATAATCTATGGGGCTTAGTTGGTGGTACAAACGAAGGTGTTGAAACACCTTGGGAAGGACTGAAAAGAGAAATAAAAGAAGAAATAGGCAATGTGTCTATAAAGAAAACAATACCTTTAGAAACTTTTATTAGTAACGATGATAGATTTCATTTCCACACATACTTGTGTGTAATTGATAAAGAATTTTTGCCTAAATTAAATACAGAGCATGACGGGTATGCATGGGTAAGTTTTGGTATGTGGCCAAAACCTTTGCATTATGGATTACATAATACACTAAAAACAAAAACAAATACACAAAAATTAGAAACAGTTATTCAGCTGGTTGATATGATTGCTTAAACTGTTCTTCTAGCCATTCAAAATCATTTATCTTTTTCAATGCTTCGGGATTACCAGCAGAAGATTCACCGTATTTTTTGCCGTGAATAGCACCGCTGATCGCCGCATTACCAAACGGCTTGTCTGCACCTTTTGTGCACCAAGCATCTAGTCTGAACTGTGTCTCTTCGTCTTTCTGTCTATCAATACTGCGGCTTGCTAGTTTCACACACTCACGGAAGCCACTACGCCATGCACTGAATGCATCAGTGTTGAATGCAGTTGTATTGCTCATTTCGGGTATTGCTTTGAAGTTTTTACTTATACTAGTTGTCATATCAGCAGTATTAGTATCCATATTCATAGTAAGTTGTTTGGGTAAAAGTTTTACACCTCCATAACCATAAACCAGACTATTAATAGGATTGTAACTACGCCACACATAAACTGTGCTACGTCCGTCAATATCATATCTTGCTATTTGATAATCAAAATTAAATGTGTCTAATATTTGTGCATCACCGTCAACTACATAAAACATTTCAGTTTCGGCAGTTTGTGCAGCCATTATATGCGCCTGATGAATACCTTCTACACCATGCACCCTGTGTATAACTCTATCAGGAAATTGCTGTATGAGTTGTTCAAAATTTTCATCTGCATTAGGTTCATTATAACTTATAAAAACAATATCATACGGCTTAGGTACACTTGCTACTTCTTCATATTCTTTTTTTACTGCTAAAAATCTATAATCTATTTCACGCTTAGTTAATGGCTTGTGTATGTTTGTCAACATAACACCATCATAAAAATCTTTATTTTTCCAAACATGATTTGTTTTTCTTTCATATTGATTATGATAGCTAATATAAAAATTCCAATTAAAATCTTCGCTTGTTTTTATATCATCGTTAATCATAAAAAACATTTCATTGTCAGTTTCTTCTAATGCTTTTTCATAATCAGAAAAATTGTTAACAGTAAACACAGGATATGTTTTTGGATTGCTAACAACTATATCCCATTCTTTCTTTTTTATATAAAATCGATGTTCAACTTCTTTTTCACTGACTAGAAGATTTCTACTGAATAAAACAACACCGTCTGTATGCTTCCCGTTTTTGAAAATATGATTCATTTCCCTGTCGTATCTGTTATGATGACTAAAGTAAAAATCAAATTCAAAGTCTGTACAAAGTTCTACATCACTAGGTACACTCCAAAACATTTCGCTTGTAGTATTATATAATGCTTCGGTATAATCTTCATAATTATCTATTGTGAATATATCATATTTTTTTGGTGTGCTTGCGATTTTATCATGTTCTTTTTTATCAATATAAAATCTATGTAATACTTCTTTTTTGCTTACTTCAACACTAGTGCTATACAAAACTATACCATCATAATGCTCACCGTTTTTGAAAACGTGTGTAATATTCCTATCAAGAACATTTTGCTCATTAAAATAATCATCCCATTCAAATTTATCATTTGGAATTACATCGCTAGGAATGCCCCAAAACATGTTTGTTGTACTAAATTTTAATGCATGTAAATAATCTTCATATGTATCTATAGTAAAGCGATCAAATTGTTTGCTTCTACTAACAATTTTATCATGTTCAATTCTATTTGCTAGAAATCTATATTCAATTTCTTTTTCTGTTACATCTGCATGTATAC